AATGCTGCCATACAATTATCCATTCGAGAATAACGATCAGTAAATCCAAGAGGAGATAGCTCCTCCTCTTTCATTTTTGCAACAATGTCAGTATTCTGTGGGGTAATAGCATCAAACATTTCGATCATTAGTCCATGCCGAGAACCAGATCGGATACATCTCTCGGCATACTCTACTGACTGTGGTAGTTCTCTTATGGTTATGACATAATGTTTCATAATGTTGTTGTACTCGCTGTTTTTTGAACTTTAGTGTAGTAGGTTTTGGTAACACCTAATAAGGGAAATAATTGATAGCACATCAGAGCATCATTAGGCCATAACCCATATTCGTTTACTAATTCTAGCATTTCCTCTGCAGCCCACGGTTTAATTATATAAGCTGAATTTCCTGCTAATCCTTGAGGTACACTTATACTATCTATACGTGGTACATTGGTTACTTCTACTTTCGACGCCTGAACCATCCTATGAAACACCAGCGCCTTCCGTGTAGCGTTGAAAGGTTCATTGATGCCGATAATCCCATACCTAGATTCTAATAACTTTTTCCAAGGAAGAGTTTTAGTAAAAATAGCGTCATGCTCTAAAACTAATATTGGTTCACGTTCATCAAAACATTTCTCCCACAGTGTTAAATGACTAAGAGCACAAGCTATTCTTGCATCTCTGTTTCGGGTAGGGTAAGCGCGTTTGACTAGGCCAGTAGCAAAATCCGTGACCTCTCCCTCCCATGGATAATTCCATTTAGTCATATATTTGTGGGTCATTATAGCTTGAGCATCTTGAGGGGTTATTGCATCAAACCTTTCGATTGAAAATTCGTTCTTAACTTTCCAGCTGCTTTCAATACAATGGCGTGAAGCGGTTTCGGATATATCGTTACCCTCAATTGTTATAACATAAGCCTTCATTTCTGACTATCACCTGGCATAACCCTATAGTTATCCTCTACCGAATCTGGTGTAGAAACTTCTATAATAGTTCCTTTCATAATACAATATATTTTATGAGGGAACAAAGGTTTATTACGCCAGGTGTCTCCTTGATTTAATTCTTGTTTATGTTTAGTAGCGTCGTTCGTATCAATCCATTCTACCATAAATTTGCCGGATAGTACATACCATGTTTCATCTTTTTCACTGTGAAAGTGCATAGAGAATTGTGAGCCCTCGTTAAACTTTAAAAGCTTACCGCAATACTTTTCATTCGTAGCAAAGATGAGTTCATGACCCCAACCCTTTTCTACAAAGCCCTTTAATCTAGTCATTCTCTATCTCTTCTATGGTTGGTGCATATACGCCATGATTCTGTACCGTAATTGATGCTGCTTTCATAGCAAACGGGATTGCTTTCATCCAATCTTTTGTATCCAGATGTTTCTTAACCATGGCTGCAAGGAACGTATCTCCTGCCCCGCACACGTCGTGAACATCTATTTTTGGCGGGTGAAATTCTTTACCGTTGAAAACTACTTTCTGCCCGCCGTATGTAACAATCATGTTGTCAGCATAGGAGGTCGCTTTATTATATTCATCCTCGTTAATCTTTATGTAGGCTCCCTGGAGTCTATATAGCTCGGGCTTTTTCGTATCAATATAGATTGGAATTTTATTCATCCGAGCAATGGTAATTAGATATTCTATATCTACATACTGCAAATACCCCTTGTCATAGTCACTAACGACAATGGCATCGGCATCCAATTTATGAGGGAAATTTAAATCTTCAAAAGGCTCTCCGTTGTCTCTATCCACTCGCATCAGCTGATAGTTTGTTTTGCAATCTATGTATCGGGTTTTTACACTGATCTTAGAACTGGTCCACAGATCCACTTCACAACCTAGATTCTCTAGGTTCTGTTTTACATTCAAGGCCATCCCGCCTTTTCGAGATTTATATTGGGATTTAAATATAGGTACTGGTGCTTCAGGGCTTAGTCTATCCACATTACCGTAAATATAAAGGTCTGTGCAACTGTCTCCTATCAATGTAATTTTCCAAGGTATTTGTTGTCGACTCATCATTCACTCTATCAAAGAACTCTATACTCTTACAGAACTCTTCACCTACTATATTACCATTCTTCCAATCCGAACCAATCACCCTGACGTCGGGATTATACTCTTTTATAATTGTAACTAATTCTTCGTCATTTGTAAATACCCTAACCTCATCAACAGCTTTTAAATTTTCCAATATACATTTACGAGTCTGGAGATTGTTGACTGGGCGATCCGGACCTTTGGCTTCACTTATTCTGGAATCCGTATCAATGGCTACCATAAGATAATCACCCAGGGACTTAGCATAATTGAGTAATGCTATGTGCCCTGGGTGTAATATATCATATGCACCATTTGCCATTATGTATCTCATTTTCTTTTGATCAGCATAGCCCCTACGCCCTCAGTAAGCTCTTCTACTAATTCAAACTGACTACCAACAATATCAGATTTCATCCACTCTTTTACTCCAGGGCCAATAGGAGAAGGTTTACCATGAATCATTGCTGTATCATGAAATACAATCCAATCTCTAACGGATGAGGCATGAAGTTCTAATTCTCTTTGAACCCATGGCCAAGTATGAACAGAGTCGATCAGCATTGTATCACAAGGACCCACGCATTGTTTATCATGGGAGCTACAGTTGTAAAGACGGAGTTTGCCGTTATGCTCTTTTAGATATTCGTCAAAGTATTTTTTATGGGTGTTGAATGGCTTAAAGTCAACGTCTACTAGATGTAGCTCTCGGGCACCGTGTAGAGCTGCATACGCTGCACTCCATCCATAATATGTACCTAGCTCTTTGTGTACATATCCTTCTTTCATGTTTTCGCGAATAAGATCGTAATGGCATCGATATTTGTAATCCTTAGTACCGATCGCCTTAAATCTTTCGGTAAGGTCAAACAGATCTTTTGCATCTGTTACTTGTAAGTTCCTCATAATTACTCTCCGTGGCTTGTTCTTTGGTTTCCGAAAACATAATGGGATAGTTCAAAATAATCAGGAAACACGTATTGCATATGTATAGATTTAGTATTAATAATATAGTCAGCTTTATCCCAACCATATTCTTTTACATTGTTAATGATTCGCTTAGCACCCTTAGGAGATATAGCATAAGCTGCACTGCCGGGGATCATGCCAGCACCCCTCCAAAGATTATCTGAGCGATATACTAGAAAGGGATTGACATATGTATGTATACCTTCCGTAAGGGTTGGCTTACTTATCGTATCGAATAGGCTTTGATGTAAACCACTTTGCATATTTAAAACCAGCATCTCATCGAACTGTGTGTCACCCCAAGGCTTTTCTGCAAACACATCGTGCTCTAGGATTACAATCGGTTCATCTAGTTCTATACACTTATTCCATAGGGTGTAGTGGTTTAAGAAATTAGAGTACTTACACTTATATGTGTAGTTGCTGCCATTCTTTCCGATCTGTCTATCGTACATATGGCTGGGATTCATTACAGTTAAATTGTATTTCTTATCGAACTCTTTTACGTTCTTAGGTGTAATCCCTTCGAATAGTTCTGCATCGTAGCCGTGCTCAATACAAGAATCATATGCCCAGCCTGCAGTCTTTTCAGAATTAGCATTACCTTTGATATGAATAATGTAAGCCTTCATTTACAAGCTACTCCATAGAATGCGTTGTAAAGATCGGCACCAGAAACTAATATATTATGATATCCTCGGTCCTCGAAATAATCATTAATGAATTCAGGTGTTAATATGTTTACATGCTTTCGATTACTCCATGGCCGCCAATATGTCTGTGAGTAGTGTGGCAGATATAAGAACATAACACCGCCCGGCTTAAGATGCTCGCCCCAGTAATTGAGTGCACCAACCCAGTCTGGAATGTGCTCAAGGCAATGCGATGAGAATATATAATTGTATTCCTCATCAGGTAGATTAAAAGCGTGCCACTCATCATCGATCTCTAGATCTATCATCTTAGCGCCAGGATAAGCCCACTCGGCTCTGTTACATCCAATGTCTAAACCTTTGCCGCTCAGTACTTCTTTTGCAAATGGCATGGCGAATCTTGCAGCATTACCATTTGTCTGGAACTTAGGATATATCTTACCAGCGTGTTCTACTACTTCCATCATATCTTTAATGCCTTTTTCTGATAGTCAGCGTATGGTGGAACATTCACTTTATTCTCTTTTGCATATTGATAGTACTGCTCCTCAGTAGCTACTCTCACACCCTTGCCCGTCTGCTGATATACTGTCACGCCTGGTTGTGTCTGAAGATATCTCATATAGTGATACGCATCAGCAAAGTAATAACTATTTTTTGATATAACTGTAGTTGGGATTTTTAGGGCTGCAGCCAACCAAGCAGTGCCGGAATCTATTGTTATATGCCGCTCAGACTTTTTCATGAGTTTTAAAAGGCTGTCAAGATCCGTGCACTCTAGTGTGTCCTGAGGATTGTTTAGCTTTGGAAGCTGCTCCGCGATTTCCTCAGGGCTCATTGATCGATCGGCAGCATTATCGCTATTTGTTTTAAATTGAAAAGTGGAATGTTCTGTCTTAGACCGATTCGTGATACTAATCAAAGGTACTTTATCAATTCGCATTTGGTGTAATAGATCAGGCATTGTTTCAGTGATACGCCCATCGATCTGTACAAACTCTGGTACTTCTACCTTTGCTATTTCTAGGATTTTTAATAGCGTTTTAAAGTCGCCGCGGTTATAATATACGGTCTTCACAGAGTAATGCTTAAAGTAACTGGCAAGGATAATGCTATCCCCCAGTGCATCAAATATTCTATACAAGCTTACATTCATGATGCAAATTCTTTCATTCTAGTTTTGGTCTTTGCGAGGAAGTGATTTATCTTACCATCTGGTATTCCAAATGTCCACATGTAGTTCATACGATTCCATTGGTTGGATAGCTCCACTACGTGCATGTTATGTTTATTAATCATAAGGTTCAGATAAGGTTGTTCATTCATTCGAAGTGTATTTCTATATCTTTCGATCTCAGGCATTCCACCAAATAGCTCTCGGGCTTTCAGTCTGCCTTCTTTAGTCCATAGAACCACACCACCATTTAAATATCTTTTTTCTGATGGGAATGTGGTGGACCTTTTAAATTGAATATTTCCATACGCTTCTAATTTACTTATAGCACTATTAATGAAGCCCTGTGGGCTTCCTGGTCCACCATCTTGAATCATACCCATCTCTTTGATATTATGGTCGAATATATTATCAGTAGTATCTACAAGCGTATCTACATCCAACATCAGTACCTTATCAAACTGATCGAAGTATGGATCAAGGAATACCCGACAAGCCTCTAGATTTTGGTTAGGGGCATTAATAGTTACCTCAGTAGATAATTCATATTCAACACCGATTGCGGAAGCATACTTTTTAGCGGATTTAATACCTAGATTAGCCCAACGGGGAAATCCGTTGGCTTCTTCTTTGATAATATCTTTATTGTCGCCTGTAAAAGATAGATAGTATTGATAGATTAGATTAGCCATGGGTCTTCATCTTATCTTTCACTATATCATTAAAGTGTGTGATCTTACCTCGATCACCGTCTACTGCCCACTGGAAGTTTAGTTTATTCCACTCTATGGGTAGCTCCGTAATATCAAATTTGTGGTGGAATAACATCATGTTTAGATATGGCGTTTCCGTACGGCCAGTTTCTTTTCTAAAATGATCATGGCCTTTTCTTTCAAACAGTTCTCTGGCCTTTAGCCTTCCTTGCTTAGACCATAACTGTAATCCGCCATTATAGATTGCAAATGGTTCATCGGGGTATAGCTTAGACTTCTGCCACTGAAAGTTCTTATCTAAGTGTTCGCGGGCGTACGCGACGACACCTTGTTGGGGATGATGGAAATATCTATTCCAGAAAGCATCATCGAATCTTGCACCAGGAACTGGCGGGCGATTCTTAACGCCTTTCTCATGAACCATAGCAATGTCACCAACCGGTATATCAAATATATTCTCTTTGGTGTTAATAATCATATCAACATCAAGCACTAATACATTGTCATACTCGTCAAACTTCTTATTAAATATCACACGAAGAGATTCGAATACATTTAATTCTGAGAACATAAACTTCTGATCAGAAAACATGTACTCTGCACCAATAACCTCGGCATATTTTTTTGCCGAGGTTTTGCCAATATTGACCCAGGATGGAAGACCTATTCCTGATTCATTTAAATGGGTTTGGTGGTCGTTATAAGGTATAAAATATTGAAATATAAGATTTCTCATGTTAGTCCAATGTTAATGTATGATAGATCTCTTCCCAATTCTTATAGACCGGAAGTTTGGTATAATGCATATTATGACCATGTTCCATAATAATAGAGTTAAGACCAAGACGATCACCAAGTTCAGCATTCTCGATCTTATCTTCGACCCATAATAAACCACTGTCACGATATGGTTCAAGAACCTCATCCTTATCTGCACCAGTATCAGCAAAGATAAAACGTTCAAAAGCAGTAGGACCGAAGAGCTTCCGAGTGTTATCAATCCGAAGCTGTTGAGCAGCAGGATCTAATGATAGGGAAGTGATCATATGAAAAACGTATCCGTGCTTCCGATGGAGAAGATCAATGTAGTACATAGCATCCCGAAGCGGAGGAAGAAATCCAATAGCAGCAGATTCATTAAAGGTTCTAACGACTAATTTTTTAGTTTGATTGTCCAACCCATAACGGTCACCCATGTCGTATGCATCAGGATCTGCTAAGGTTTCATACCCTTTAGTTTTCATCCAAACGTTAAAAGCATACTCCCAATTCATAAGTACGCCATCGCAGTCAGTTAGTATTACGTTATTCATATATTTCATATTGTATATCTCCTTATACTACTAATATAAGGGTTCTAACTTCATTTGTAAACCCCCCTTAGGAGATTTTTTTCCAATAATTTGATATTTTTTCTGCTGCTGCAAGAGCCTCTGGGTACCTTTTCCTGAACCGATTGTTAGTACAACCATGCTTTAAAAAGTACTTTATACTTTCAATATCACTCTCATAGTTAGGAAGGTTAAATGATTGTCTGTAAGAAACAGCTTCCTCGAACCGGCTTCTTTGGTTCAGGATTTCAAAAAACTGGCTATCCATTGAGCTGTTGTTCTTCGTATCCCTCATAGTCATATTCATCATCATACATAACCTCATTCAACATTTGTTTGGTATCACCACCTAATACTTCACGGATCCGAAGATCCTTGTCTAGGTGTTCGTACTTGTGCTTTCCGCGTTTCTTATTGCGGGGATCAAATCTAGAATATTTTGCCATTTTCTCCTCTTAATATCCTAACATTTCTTTCGTCATAATATAATCCCGGACGAAGTCAGATCTTACAATATCTTCCCACCCGAAATTAATTATTGTAAAGTTCTTTAGTTGCTCTACAATCTGTAAGAACTTAACAATTCCTTGTTTGTCGTCATCATATTTAAAATCACTTTGTTTATAATCACCACAAAATATAACTTTACTATTTCTACCAACTCGTGTTATTACTGAATCAAGTTCATGAAAATTTAAATTCTGCATCTCATCAACTACTATAATGGAATTATCAAATGTAGCACCTCTGATAAATGAGGTTGACTCGAACCGGATTTGCCCTGCTGTAACCATTTTTTGGTATGAGCTTTTATCCCCAAATAGCTCTGTACATATAGATTTATAAGGTGATGTGAACGCTTCTTCTTTCGCTTCTTTGTCGCCTGGTAAGAATCCCATTTCTCTAGTAGGTACCATAGATCTAACTATAATAAGTCTATCCCATTCGGTATCTCTTTCTAGAACATCTTCAAGCGCTAAATAAAGCGCCATAAAAGTTTTACCAGTTCCAGCCGTGCCAGTTAAAACTAAGTTATCTCCTTCATCCCAAGCTTGATATGATTTTTCCTGATTTAAGGTTAATGGGTCAAATTGGAGAAGATCATCCAGCTTAACCGTCATACTATTATTCTGACTTTTAGTTCTTTTCATTAGTTATTAATCGTACTACCAGGGTGGTCTTTTTTTACTTTACTTAAAAAGTTATTCCATTCTCCACCTGCTTTGCGAAGTGTGCTGGTGGTAGAGGACACAAATTTAGCAGTTGAAAGTTTTTGTTTATACTTACCAGCTGCCAGTAGCTCTTCCCGTTCGGATAGCGAAAGAACCATTTCTTCTTCTTGGTTAGTTTCTAGATTAATCATTGTATATGATGGCATGTTTGTAAGAGGCTAGCTTGCGCTAGCCCCTCTCCCTAGCTTGAAGTTACCAATTTAGATTTTAAAAAATCTCGTTTACGTTTCAACTTTGATAATAGATCTAAATCCCCTCTTGTCTTAATCTTATCTATATAATTATTAAGTTCAGTTAGGTCTTTAGTCAATCTGTCAAGTTGTACTTTACTCATAAGTTCTCCTTATTTGTTAACGTAAAATTAAATCGGGAAATGCCTCCTGTACTAGTTTTTTTGTGACACCTTTAATGGGAAGCTTCTTGTTGATCATACCCGCAAGGAGCTCTGCATCTCGAGGGTGCACGGTCTCGAGAATGTCTAAAAACATTTTCTCTCTTTTAATTCTATTCATCTTTTCACCTGGTCCGCCTTTAATAAAATATGCCAATTTTTTATTATGCTGTGACCAGTTAGATGGATGAGAGCTTGGGTCCGCAGGCTCATACGGAACTGTACCTTTGGGTAAGATCCATTGGACCACATCATCGAAAGTACCGCGGAGGAGATCTTTCAATGCCCAGTTATTATTCTGTGCCTGTAGGAGTTTAATCTTATCAGCCTTTGTTTTGGCTTCTGATACTTTTTCTAATATTTCAAAAGTATAATGTGTTGTTTTGTTGACCATTAAATAAATTCCTGAATTACATCAATCAAGTTTCTGCAGTTTTTCGCGATCAGATATGGGAAAACCTTACCTTTGTTTTCATAGGGATCCTGGGTTTCAAAACTATTTATAATAGCTTTACGTACATTTTCAGGGGTAGACGGATTAATTAAGTCAATCATCATTTTGTTACGTTGGTAGTTACGATACACCGCTTCACCTAAAGCTTTAGGATCTTCTAGTAGTGATTCTTTCTTTTTCTTGGATAGAATGTTTTGACGCTTACCCTCTACTAGAAATGTATCGTCATCGGAAAGAACATTTGGTACACCATCACCAGTGTCACCAGTTAGAATATGCTCTGCTAGATATGTCCTTGGGTGTTCCTCTTTTACTAGCTTTTTAAGCATAGGAGAATACTGTGAAACGTTATCGAATATTTGTAGCTGTCTAAAATCTTTGTCTGCGGATACAATCATTACCTCTTCATAGTTGCCAAACTTTTGTGTGTGGTGTACTATTTCAGCAATGGCATCATCTGCTTCGCATCCCCATTCGTGTATAACTTTATATGGAAATTCGTCTTTTAGTTCTTGGAGAACCATATTAATAATACGGAAGGCTTCATCCCAATCGATCTTAGATTCATCACGGCTTGTTTTACGTTTACCTTTGTATTGTGGATAAACATCTTTACGCCAGTTGCCACCAGCATCTGCTACGATTACTACTTCGCCATATTGCTCTTTGAATTTTTTCCGATACATACGGATGGAGTTAAGGATCATGTGACGGATAAGGTTTTCGTCTCCATGATGTGCGTGTCCCATAGCAACTGGTGCGATGCTGATCCCACTATAGTCAATTAAAATCATTGGTCTTCCATTTTTTAATCATGTTATATAGTATACTAAACTATTTAGCAGGGTTTGTAAACCCCCTTAATCGTAATGCCCCCCGAGAACAGCTACATGTTTAATATCAGCTCGTAGCATTTCAGCTTCTCTTTTTTTCCATGCTGCTTCAAATCCTACTTCATGGTAAACATTTTCATGATTACCCCATAATCTTTTTATATATGAATGATAGGCTGCTTCGACATCTTTGTCAGACCAGGATTTATCAATAAGTTTTCCTTTGATAATCCAATTAAATCTGTTGGCTTCTTTTCGTATAAACGGTGAACACATAAAAAGATTCCTTATAGATAGCATAACAATGCATATTACACATCTAATGTGGGATTTGCATTGTTATCCTATCTATAATGATTATCGAAAATGGTAACGCATGACAAAAAAATTATTTTAGACTTTGTATATGTGCTCTATGAATTCTACAATTAATAATACCATTATAGTATTCATCATCCAATAATACATTTCGATCGAACTGCTCCTTTGCTTCTAGGTAGCCCATTTCGCCCTTGGACTTACAGAAATATAGTATCTCTCTGTAAAAGTTTTCTTCACCATGCTCAACAAGTAGCTGCTTCACAAGTTCACTGGACCCATAGTACTTACGCCAATCGGATTCAACAATCTTTCTTCTTTTTTGTTTTTTGCCTTTCAGAGGAGGAAGGGTTTTACGTGACCAAAATAATTTTTTACCAACGTATTTTTTGTTAGTAGATTGGTCAGTAATAATATAGACAAATCCCTTCCACTCTTTTAGGTCTTCTTCTGTAGGATTATATTCTTTCCCTTGATAATGCCACATTACTCATCAATTTCTTCGAAGTCTACCGGAGATCCACACAATGGGCAGAACTCCGGTTTTTCCATAACCTCCTCTGAGGGTAAGAATTCCCCAGAGTTGTCACAGACGTCACATTCGAACCAGTATTTTGTTTCTATCATTTTTTGCCTTAGAATGCGATTTCACAGGCACCACCTTGACATGCTGTTGCGCCCATCGTATCAATATCAGTAAACCTCTTTTCACTCAGCTGGGTCACAAAATCTACTGCGGCAAAGTTCTGTTGGATCTTAGTCCATTTATGTAATAGGAATACGTCCTTCAAACAATACTCCGTTTCTTTCATATCACCCATAAAATAGTTATCAGCGAACTTCTTGAAACGACGAATCCATTCCTTATTAATATCAGAAACCTCTCCACGATATTGTTCATCCATTTGAGCAACCGAACAAGCGTCCCATAGATCCCTGAAACCGGATTTACGTGTATCAACAATAAGACCAGAAGCAAAGAGAGCTGCTTTACCGTATTTATCGACGATTTGGTCTTCAGTCATGATTTCTGTCATTGGGGCTTGAGCAAAGTCCTTATCACCCGAACCAGCCAAGAAACTAATACCAGCAAAGCTGTGGCGGTTGTCATATACATAATCCTCTACCTGTCCCCACATGTGAGGTTGAACTGTTACAGTATTTGAAACGTTATGTCGCACGCGCGGGTCCGCGCATCTGTCTGGATTAGTACCTTCCTCGACCCAATTCTGTTGAACCATTTTTACTTTTTCTAATAGAGCTGTACCATATAGATCTTCTTTATAAAAAGATCCTTCTGGTGAGATAACTGGGAAAGCTACACAGTAATCTGTATTAGACGCAGACCACACTGATTCCTCGACCATATACGGGTTCGAAGTAGCGATTAGTTGTGCAACCTCTGATTCTTTATTTAACTGGACGTGACGTAGATACCGGGCAGAATGCTCAGCATGAATACCACTAGCTGTTTGAAGTAGTACTGACGCATTGCCAGATGGTTTAACACATGTTGTCCGTGCTGCCGGATTGATACCGATAAGGGCAGAAACTTCTTCATTAACCGATTTAACAATGCGAGCGCCTTCTCTTTGAACCTGGTCATCTAACAGAATGTCCGGGTTATTCATCCACCCAGTAATTGATACACCTAACAGGGCTTCACGGTCAAATATTTTTTTACTGGTGGGACTTAGATATTTAAAGTCTGTATATCCTGCTTGGAGTGTACCCATAATGGATGCTGCCCGGCAGGCTTTAAAGAACTCCGAGGTGCTCGTACATTTGCCGCCATTGATTTCTGTCAGGTTACAACCTTGCCAACCAGACTCTCCATCGATTTGTGGATACATACCAATCTCAACACATGGATTCGTAGTAAAGTCCTTATCGTCAACAAAATAAAATCCAGGCTCACCAAATTCTTTAATTGATTGCATTATAGTTCTAAATTGATCCCGAGAGATCTCGTCACGAACAATCACTGCAGAGTTATTACTACGTCCACGTTGTGGGTTATCAACAAACCAATTACCGGTTTTAGCATTAATCATTTCTTCGTCATCTGCACTAAATAAACAAATGGTTGCAGAACGACGAACACCACCAGCTAGCACGGCATCTGCTGCATGCATTGCAATGTCATACACTTCAATAGGCTTCAATCTGTCACGCCCAGATAATACGATTCCTTGAAGCATATGCTCAATTTTATCTAGCGCACGACGAAGTGGTTCTGGACCTGGTGCTTTAAATCCGCCAGAGATTTTTGAACCTTTTGGACGGATGTTTTGCAGATCGAAGTAAACCTTGCGACCTTCGAAGTCAGGATGCGTACCGCCGCCCACAAAAAAAGAAGACATAAGGACTGAAAGAGAATCCGCCCAGCCTTCAATGGAATCTTCAATCACATAACCTTTGGCTTGTTTCTTACGCTCTGCAACATTAGGAAGTTTTGCAACATGATGATTTTGTACACTGAAACCGGCACCCGCACCACATAATAAAATATAGAAAAGCTCACCAAAAAAGGCCGCACGGTCCGCGTAGGAGCTCGTACAGTTATACATTCTCATCTGGTGCTTACGTAACTGCTCTCCGCCAAATTGCAGCGCTCTCTGAGCGCCTAGTGCATACTGCAGCTTATACAGAGATTCTGCCTCATCGATATACTGGGCAAGCTCTGGGGTCATTTTGTCAGCATAATATTCACGGTGCATGTCCATGACACGGGCTACAGATTCTTCCCATGTCTCATATCTGTTCTTATCCTCACTCCATCTGCTATATCCTTCATAAAATTTAGTTTCTGACATTAACTTCCTAGTATTTTTATCTGGGTTATTAGGAATGAGTTTGAACATCGATAAATCCTTTCTGGCCATAAACGACATATGGCAGTTGTTACTGACTTAAATACATTATATATGATTATTGTGATTTAGAAAACCCCTAAAAATGGGGGTTTACAGAATTATTTTTTCTGATATAATTAATCTACTGATTTTCCGAGGTGGATGGATCATCCTTCGGTTTATCCGGTGTAAGCGCTTCTTCATAGTATGCAATTATTGCTTGTTGGTCTTTCACATACCGGCGAAGATCTGCTATACCAATGGCTAGATTCTCATAACCCTTAGGGGTAATAGTAAACATAACCACATTTCCAGTCTTAGATTGGATCTCAGTTAGTTTCTCTTCTAGATTTTCTTCTGTAATTACAAACCAATCGACTGGAGGAAACTCTACAGCTTTAGGCCGTTCCTGAATAGGAATATTTTGTTCCTGATATTCAGTTGTTACTACTACTTCCGGTTCCGGTGTTCTCCCCAGACACCCCATCAGTAGTATCGGGCTTGTCAGAAGGAGGAGTAGTTTCATCTTGGATCCGCCCAATAAGTTTGTTAACGGCGTTGTTAACTCTGTCTTCAAGTCCTTGTGCATTCGTTAATGCCTCCATAGTCAAATCGATTTTTGCAAAAACACCTCTTAGCTTATCAAGATGTTCTTGGGATTGTTGTAACCTTTTAGTAAGGTCTTTATTTAATTGTTCGTTCTTTTTCGCATCGGCTGCCATTTTCTCTACAGTGTTCTGTAATGTTTCGGCAGCGGATTTTAGCTTAACATTGTTTTCTCTTAAAGTACTTATGGTAGCTTCAGACCAAAGATAATACTGGTATCCACCGTATCCAACACTGGACAATAAGCCTGCAACAATGATAATTAAATATAGCTTAGCCATTGTATTTACTAAACCTTTTCAGCAAAACTGGCGGACGATTTTTCTTACGTCTGCGATCAGTCATATTTATTGGTATACCTAGACGACGTCTTAGAATGTGTTTCGGTAGCATTGGACCCATATCTCTAGTGTCATGTGGAATTCCAGCATCAGCTGTGGTCGTCATTTCTTCTTGGACGTCCTCAGGTAATCTGGATTTAGCATTCTCTTTACCGTGGACTGTATCATGCCAGTGCCAGTCGTGACCACTGTAGGCATTCTTCTTTTTAACTTCGATTCTATACTCACCTGTGTGACGATCATTGTGGTCGTAGTTTTTACGAACTCTCCAAGTCTCACCTTTATGTTGGGTATGGATCTCTCCGTCAGGTCCGCCTCTGGTCCATTTCCGTTTCATCTAGTAATCTCCGGTATAGAAATATATATGGGTTTATTAGTCCTAATATGTGTGACTTCATATATGTTAATACCAAACATTTCACCGACAGGATAGCAGTCTTCTCCAACCCTGATTTTATCACGAACG